GAGCAGAGCCAGCAGGCCGGTTGTCAATTCCAGAATAATGGTAACGGCTGCGCTTGCAATCTGAGGCATGGCCGTGACAATCCCGTTTGCCAGCGCCACTACAATATTCACGCCTGCGGATAACAGGGCGGGAAGGCTGGCAAGTACCGCCTGCCCGATCATGGGGACAATAGCAGACACTTTTTCCAGAAGCATTTCCACCAGACCGCTCAGGCCCTCGGCAAAGGTTTCCGCCGATCCGGCTGTCCCTTCCAAAACGCCCTGCAATCCTTCTCCCATGAGGGCCACAAAAGGAAGCATGGCGGTGAGTACATCTGCTGCCATAAATTTCAGCGTTGTCATAATCGGTTCTGCAATGGCTCCCAACTCTGCATAGGCATCGGTCAATTCCGCCTGTGCCCGCTGGGCCGCCATCACGTCACCGTTAAGCTCTTTGTAGTTTTCCGCAGCCTCCGAATATAAGCCGTTGAGAGTATCGGTAATCAGGGCGGCCCGTTCCTGTTCGCTGTTGCAGGAGTCTAAAGAAGCCTGAAAGGCATCCTCAGAAAGCCCGGCCCAGTTTAGCGCATCCGCAAGCTGGCCGGTGATCTGTCCCGTTTTTGCTGTTTCATTTGCGGCCTCAGTCAAACCTTCGATGGGGAGGCTGTCTCCAAAGGTGGCCCATACGCCAGCGGCAATATCCGTCCATTGTGCCAGCTCCTCCTCGGTGCTGCACAACTTGGCAAGGTGATTGACCGCCTCAACGCTTCGATCTTCCTCGCCGAGAATGGAATAAAAAGACTTATAGGCTTCGCTGGCCTGATCGGTAGTAAAGCCCGCTGTGATAAAAGCTGCGTCCAGCTTGGCCTGATCTTCCCGGTACTCCCGTGTAGACTCTGCAAGGTCAAGAAAACTTTTCGTCAGTCCGGCAAGGGCAGCGCCCGCAGCCACAACCGCCGCGCCAATAGCCACGCCCATGCCTTTGACAACAGAGCCGACTTTATCAAATTTAGACGAGGCGTTATCCGCATCCTTGGCCGCACCTTCCAGCTCGTCGCCAAAATCGTCCGCCTGATCGCCGGATTGCTCCAATTCATCCCCCAGCTCGTCGATGGCACGCTCGTTTTGTGCAAGCTCCCGCTCCATATCATTGAGGGCGGCCTGCGCATTATTGAGCTGGGTCTGCCACTGCTTTGTGCGCCGGTCATTTTCCCCGAAGGAGTTTGTGGCGTTTTCCAGCGCCTGCTGCAAGGTGCTGATTTTCTGGCGCTGGGTATCAATCTCTTGATTGAGGACGCGGTTCCGGGCGGAAAGGGCCTCCACGGATTTATCCTGCTTGTCAAACTGAGAGGCCACGAGGTTCATTTCCGAGCCAAGCACCTTAAAAGTCTGGTTGATTTCCGCTAAAGCCTTCTTAAATTCTTTTTCGCCTTCAACACCGATTTTCAGCCCAAAATTGTCCGCCACAGATACCACCTCCTTCCTCCGGCAAGGGCAGGCTTAAATCCCAGCCGGGATAATATCGTCAATGAACAGTTCCCGCTTGGGCTTGCTGAGCCCGGTAAACTGCTTGTGGCACTCCCATAAATCCAGCAGATACCCGAAAGGCATCAGCCACGCTTCCTCCTCGGAGCGCCGCAGGGGAACCGTCGCATAATAAATCAGCCGGGTAAACAACTCCTCGTCGCTTACCCGACTGGCACGTTTTTTGGATCGGCCTCGCTTTCGATGTTCCGCTTCGTACCCCGGAACATAGCCTCCATGATTGCGTCCTTATAGGTTGCCAGCTCCAAAGGCGAAGTCAGAAGTTCGACCTCCTCCTCGGTGAGCAGGGGCTTCGGATCATCCTTGTGGCGCAGGTTATAAATCAAAACGCTCTGGTTTGCCATGAGAGCGATCAGCCAGATGATTTCGTCCAGCGCCATCTCAAAATTTTCCGATTTCATCAGCTTGGTGCCGAGATTTTCCAGCCCGCCGTACCGCTTGGCGATCTCCTTGGTGGCTCTGGTCGTCAGCAGCAGCTCATAAGTTTCTCCGCCAATCTGAATAGCGGCGGCGCGTTCATTTTGCTCCATCATGCAACCTCCTCTGTATAGTCAGGCTCATAAACCTCCGTGTACCAGCCGGTGATAACACTGGACTCCACCGCAGCATCGTCCTCGTTGACCTCGGCCTTCCAAGGATGCTCGTTCTTTCCGTCCAGCTTATTGCGGCGCATGACCGTCCCCTCAATCGTCGGGGTGGAAAACTCGATAGAATCTCCCTTGGTCGTCAGGTTGGTGGAAGGCACCGCAAATTTCACCCGGTAGAGCCAGAAATATCGGTAAGTGCCGTTTGCCTTGCGGGCGCGGAAGCCTACTGCCACCGGTGCGCCATCATTCTCGCTGGAAGAAATCAAAACACCGTTTGCGTCAATCTTTGCCCCGGTAAGAGCCTCGGCGGCGGCCACGCCAATATCGTCCACGCCGAGGGAAAGGGTGCCGCTCTTAAATTCTTTTACAATCTCCGCCGCGCCATCATCGGCATAAAGCGTGGCTTCGTTCAGTTCAATGGAAAGCTCCGCTGTCATTGCCTTGGCCAGCATGACAGGGGTGCCGTATTCTTCGTCGCCGTTTTCGCCCTCGGTGATCGGGGCATAAAACAGCTTGTCAAGGCCAATCGTCGCCATGTATTCAGTCCTCCATTCCGTAATGTTTCGCCACATCTATGGCGTAATGGTGAAAGCCGGTGTCGTCCTCATGGCCGATATACCGGCGGTCAGTGATAACAAAATCCGCACCCAGCAGGGCGCGGATCATCGCATTTTTCTGTTTGGTGTAGTTTCCCTTGTTGAAATAGGACAGCCGGGCCTCCTGTATGTCATAGAGCGGAGTATTATCCGCATGGAGGCCAAAGCTGTCTCCAAGGGGTGTAATCACCAGATATTCGTCCGGCGGGGTATCGCTGAAAATGCCGGTTTCTATGGGAATCCCCAATGGGAGCAGGCAGGTGTTCAAATCTTCCAACAGGCTCAAATTTTCTCCACCTCCTGCTCAAATGTCCGCTTCATCGCCTCAATGCAAGGGGCGCGGGAAGCGGTGCGGGCAGGCTTTAAGAAAGGCTTTGCAGGCTGGCCGCTTTTGCCATATTCCAGCACATTGGCAATCATGGCATTGCTGCGGCCATCCGAACGCGGTTCGGCAAACCCCACCTTCACGTTGTAATTGCCCTCCCGGTCAATCTTGGCCGGGGAAACGCCGAGGGCCGATACCAACTCGCCGGTAGAGCGGGACTCCTCTTTGGTATCGCGGCCAATGACCGCCTGCAAGTTGGAGCGCACCTTTTCCAGAACGACCTCACCGCCAGCTTCCAGCACTTTTGGAAGGATCTCGTCGGTTTTATCTCCCAGCCGGGAGAGCTTTAGGAGGAAATCCTCCGGCATTTTAATCTGAACCTTAGCCACGTCGCCACACACTCCTTATCCCTCGCTTCCGCATAAATGCGAAAGCTCACTCAATCCGTTGTGGCTCCTTTTCCCCACAAAGCCCTGCGGCTTTGCGGGGAGCCCCGTTTCGCTTACGCTCCACAAGAAGCCACCACCTTTTTCGCTAAAATCTCCACATACATCCCGCGCCCCTTTACATCTTCCACACTGGTAATGTCATACCGGCAGCCTTCGCAGAGCAGGAACAGCTTGGTCGAAACCTCCACTCCGGGGATGGCCCGGAAGCGAAACAAGTCGGTGGCCTCCGAAAAGGCCGCCCGGTTGGCCCACCGCTCGCTTCCATGGCGGGCCTCGTGATAGGCGCGAACCTCCGCCAGCACTTTATCCTGCTGCGTGGCAAAACCTTCTGCATCCTTTACCGCCTCGGTGGAAAGGAGCTGCACCGGGGTGCGCATTTTCCCGTAAGACATAGGCTACACCTGCCAATCCCGGTCAAGCCGCAGCAGCAGGTTCACCGTATTCCAAACCTGCTGCCCGGCCTGCACATTATCGGAGAAAAAGCCGCCTGTGGAGCCGTCCCGGCTTTCATAGAAATGGGAGGACAGCATGATTACGGCCTGTTCCGTGGTGGGCGGCATAGGATTGTCCGCATAATGCCCGGAGGGGATATGCTGGTAACTTTCCGCATAGGAAACGGCTGCCCGGATATATCCTCGGAGCAGCTCGTCGTCCTCGCTATGGGAAAGGATCAGGTTGTCTTTGACTTGTTGGAGCAACTCGTCCATGCCGCCACCTCCTTATCAATCGGCAGTCATA